ACAGATGCCGACTGCTGGTGCGTTGAGTAACAGAAATCTTGTGATCAATGGAGCCATGCAGGTCTCCCAGAGATCGACAAGTGAAACAGGGCAAAACAGTGTCGATGGTTACGTTGCACTCGACAGATGGAAAATCCAAACAACTAGCAGTGGTACTTTTACCATTTCTCAGTCAACCGAAGCCCCTGACGGGTTTGCTAATAGCTTAAAAATTGACTGCACAGCTGCTGATACCTCTCCTGCATACTTTCTATTTTTACAACGGTTTGAAGGTCAAAACCTGCAACATATACAAAAAGGAAAGACCGGCGCAAAGCAAACCACAGTGTCTTTTTATGTTCGGTCTAGCAAAACAGGAACTTATCAGGTAAATCTACTAGACTCAAACAATAACAGGTTGGTCGGCAGCAGTTACACGATTAGTAGTGCAGATACTTGGGAATACAAATCAGTCACTTTTGCTGCTGATACTACTGGTGAATTCAACAACGACAACGGTTATTCAATGCAAATTGAATGGTGGCTTGCTGCTGGATCAACCTACACTGGCGGCGCTGTACCTACTGCCTGGGAAGCCCGTGTAAATACAGACAGAGCAGCAGCATTGAATGTTGCCATTGGTGCCGACATTAATGATGATTTTTATGTCACCGGCGTCCAGCTAGAAGTTGGCGAGAAGGCGACACCGTTTGAGCACAGAAGCTACGGCGATGAGCTGCAACGATGTGAGCGTTACTTCCAACAATGGAAAGGCGATGGCACGCCAAGCACTCAAAATGTTATTTCTGGTGCATCTGCGATCCACGCCACTGCTTCCGCATGTTTTCTAGTACCATCACCAAAAATGCGAGGGCCATTTGATATTGATTTTGAAAATCTTATAATTTCTGATTCTGCTACATATGACGAAGATGTTACAGCTATGGGTTTGACAAACCCTAGTGGTGACGGTGCATACGTTACAGCCACACATGGTAGCAATGGTGTACGAGCTGATGCGCAATCACTTAGAGTTAAATCTGGCACTGCTGGTTATCTACAACTTGACGCTGAACTATGAATTACAAACTTGGTACACTTCAATGGGGATGCACTGAACCAACTTACGTTGTTCGCAGCGATGGAAAAGTTATCCCATTAAAAGAAGGCAACGCAAACTATCAAAAATACCTTGAGTGGCTCGCTGAAGGCAACACACCTACCCCCGCAGATTCATGATCACCCTTATCCGTCCAATCCTTTTTTCTTTTCTTCAATCTGACAAGGTTAAGCTTCTCATCGTAGATATGCTGACCAAACTGGCTGAGTCTACCGACAATGATGTCGATGACAAAGCTGTTGAGTTTATCCGTAACGGTTTGTTCCCTGCCAAAGTTCTTGACTAAACCAAATGACTATTGACAACTTTTTGACTCATCCTGGCTACTATCAAACACCAGGCAAGGCTTACGTTATTAACACTGGTAGTACTTCTGTAAACCAACAACTGTCTAGCCACATTCGTCGTATTAGTATCCACCCTACTGGTCATGACATTTTTTATGCGTTGGGTAACAAAGCACAGCTTGCTGAGGGTGAACCAGCTGCTGCTGCTGCCACTGCAACTGCTGCTGCAGCAGGTGTAGCAGAAGTAGACACTGTCACTCTTACCGGTTTTTATGAAGCTGGTGATCAGGTAACTGTAACTGTTGCAGGCACTGATGTCACTTATATTGTTGCAGAAAGCGACGAAAGTGATACAGCAGCTACTACTCGTAACAACGTAGCTGAAGGCATTAAAGATGCTTTGAATGCTGATGCAACTGTTAGTGCTACGTTTACCGCTACTCGTAGTAATGCAGTTGTAAGCATTACTCACGGTACGGTCAACACTGCTTTTACTACCAGTGTGTCTGTGACTGAAGCAGACGATGACAATCACTTTGTCAAAACTGATGAGCGTGTTACTATTACAGTCCCTGAAGGTAGTAACATTGCTGTTAAGTGCACTAGCAGTAACAGCGGTAAATGCTACATTAGCGAATATGAGTGGTAATGGACTTAGGCGAGCCACCGGTATTCCCGTCTCTAAGGCTCCCTGAGCCCGTTGTTTTACCCCGTCCTGTACTAGAGGTCCCACGAGCGGATTTGCCGTCTTACAACCCGCTTGTGGTGCCTCCTAGCGACCTCCGGGCTCCTCCGGGGGTCAAAGGAACTACAGAGTCTGACAAACCTAAGCCTAAACCACCAGTCCCTCCGATGCCTACAGTCCGTGTTCCGTACACAGAACTAGATGTACCAGTACCGGATGGAATTGTCTTAACTACAGCAGCTACAACCGCTGTTGTGTCCGTTGCTGCCACCCTTACTGCTACTTCTATGTTTAAGTGGCTGGTCACTGTTATGAAACCTGTTTTCAAACAAGCATGGACTCGAATCACAAAAAAAGTGAGTTCATCCGATTCGTCATCCTCGTCTGGTCCGCAGGACTCTTGACGGCTAGCTACGCTGGTTGGATGCAAAAGATGGACCCCACCTATGTTGCTAGTGTTCTATCTGGAACACTTGCCTCGTTCTCTATTACCCGCGAAAAGAAAGAATGAAAAAGCTACTTCTGTTGCTGCTTCTCGCGGCACCTGCATCAGCCCAAACGGTAACTCCTCAGTTCACCCAAGGTAGTATGCAGTCAACCACTACTACCACCGTTGACATCCAGCGCACCGTTGCTCATGAGGTGTACGGCGGTGATTATTCATCATGGTCTGGCACAAACGTAACCCCAAGCGGGGACATCACCGACTCAGCAACAACGTTCAGTGTAACAACATCGGGCGAACCGTGGCAGCTGGAGACAGTAACACGGTCAGCAGGGATCGTCGAGACCATCGACATCACCGAGGACATTACACAAAACTCTACCACTACTTCGCTGTCTGTCTTCTCGCAGTAAGTCCTGCGTATGCAGAACAAGCGCCTGAAGTAAACAACAGCTCTAATCCGGTAGCAGCTGCAACAGGCAATGTAACCAATCAAGCCGTACAATTCCAGAACAATGGTGCTCCCAGTAGGCAGTATTTTGCCTCTGGGAGTTCTTGTAATGGAGCAACGATGACATTTAGCCCGTTCTACATGGGCAATGACACTGTTCCCATGGAATCTGACGGTTATGTCAAGAACAACAACTGGGGAGCACAGCTTAACTTTAGCATTCCGCTAGACGGAAGCATGACTGAGCAGTGCAAGCAGTTAGCACTACGGCATGAACAAAAGATGCGCCTGGACTACGAGCTAGTCCGCGCACTTAAATGCACAGAAATTATGAAAGCTGGTTTCACTTTCCGCCCTGGTAGTCGCGTGGAAGTACTTTGCCACGACATCGTACCTATTGTATCAGTTAAAAATGATTGAAGCAGCAGTTTCTGCTGTGATTGCGATTGTTGCGGCAGGTGCTGCTGTAACTAACCGTTTGCACAGCCGTATCAACGACATGGATCGTCGTATTGACACATTTGAGCTGCGTGTAGCTACAAGCTATGTACCAAAGCAAGACTTTGAGGCAGCTGTGTCTAAGATGGAGGGTCACATGATCCGCATCGAAAACAAAATTGACCAAATTGTAATTAGAAATGGCTAAACGTGCCACCGAAGACTCGTTTAATGAGCTTCACAACCTAATCACACAGGAGTTTTTAGCACGTATTAAGTCAGGCGAGGCTAGCACGCAAGACCTAAAAGCTGCGTGTGACTGGCTTTCTAAAAATGATATTACTGGTGTGGCTGTTGAGGGTTCTGCTCTCAGCAGCCTTGCTGATATTATGCCAACCATCGATTTTGATGAAGTACAAAAAGCCGTGAGACGCTAATGGCTCCTAAAAGAAAACCCGTATCTCAACTTAAAAAAAGTGCGAAGAATTACCGTACAAATGCAGCCGCTGCACGACGCAAGAATCATACCAATTCGGAAAGAAACAAGCGTCCAGAGAACGTCAAATACCGCGTCGAACACAACGCAGAAAGACGCCGCCGTGGAATCTACGGCAAAGGCGGAAGAGACGTCTCGAAAACGACGGAAGGCAAATTCGTCCTCGAAGACTCGTCAACCAACAGAGCCAGAAATAGGAGCAAGCTAAGAATCAAGCGATGACTCCTTTACTTCCTACTCCTGATCACTACCTATACAACCTAATAACGATGACATCACCAGAAGCTAAGCGCCTATGGAGGCGTGCTATTAAGGAGCACTTTGCATGTCAATGCGTTTATTGTGGAAACAACTATGAATTACATGAACTTACTCTTGACCACGTTCACCCAAAGTCTCTGGGTGGAGAAGATCTCACGAGCAACCTGGTACCCGCTTGTACCCACTGTAATCAGGACAAAGGAAGTAGTAATTGGCTAGATTGGATGCGTACTAAATACGGTATGCACCCTGACAGAGAACAACGTATCATCGATCACATTAACTAACAATGGCTCCTCGAAAACGAGTAAAGGGCAAAAAGCCCGAAGAAACTATGCGGCAACGTCAACGGCGTTTGCTGCGAGAACAACGAGCACAAGCTGCAAAAAACCGAGCCAGTCAACGAGCACTTCCTGCAGCTGGTCAATCTGGTGGTAGCAAGCCGCCCCGTGGTACTAAACGGCCTGGTACTACCCGTAATCAACCCCCTAGCCGCCGAACAGCAGCTGCTAATAGGCGTGCAGCAGCCTCTATGGGCAGCCGTAGTACCGGTGTGCGCACTGCTGGTGGAGCTGCACCTACCTATGGTCAAGCTGCACGTAGACAAGGCATGAACATCGCCCGTAGGGCACTTGGTATTGGTGGTCAGCTTTTAAAAGGAGCTGGTCGTGTGTTGGCAGGCCGTGACGATGGATCTGGCTCTGCTCTGACAGCTGCAATGTTGGCTAATGATGCCATCAATGCCGCACGAGGCAGCACTGCAAAAGAGCGTAACAAGCCTCAACAGCAAGGTCCTAAGCCTAAGCAAGAATCCAAACCCAAAAAGCGTAACTACCAAACCGCTGCTGAGTTTGCTAACAGCAAGAACCCTAGGTACAAGCCTGGAAACGTTACGAGGTCTGGCGGTAACAGCAGCAAGCCAGGAACACGTCAAAACGTGACTCCTAAACCTAAGGTTAAGCCAAAACCCAAGCCTAAGCCTAAGAATGACGGTTTGACTAAAACCGAACGTCGAGCTTACTCTGCTGATTCTCGTAACAGGCAGTACGACGAGCTTCGTAGGGCAGGTAAAATCAAAGAAGCCACCGCCCTTGCAAAGAAAATTGCTGCGGATGCAGCTGCCCGCCGTAAAAAGAAAAAGTAATGGCATCTAACAACATCCGACGTACTAAACGTCCGAACGCAACTCAGCGTCGTAGGCTGTCTAACCTTTCGATTGACGCAAACGAAGAAGCGAAACGGCGTCGGGATCGTAAGAGGCAGTCAACTGAAAGCAAATTTAAGCAAGCAAGGCGTAAGCATCTTGCTCGTGAACAAAGTTTTAAAGATCTTAGCAGCAAAGCTGCCAAAGCAGGTAGGGTCCGTAGGTATGCTGGCATGGCTATGCGCGGGCTTCGTCGTGCTGGTCAGCTTGGTCTAGCTATTTCAGCTGGTGAAGCTGTTGGCAACCAGCTTAAAAAATCTAAAGTACGTCCTACTAGCGGACGTGGTGCGGGCCGCTCTTCTTTTACACGTAAGAAAAAGCGCCGTTAAGTCCTCTAAAATGCCTCTAAGGTACAATCCCACTCGGGACGCCTTAGAGGCCCCTTCTAGCCCCTTCTAGCATGCATACAGACGACATTGAGCTACAGCTAAAGACAGACTTTCGGTATTTTCTGACAGCTATCTGGGCACACCTCAAACTTCCACAACCAACCCGTGCACAACTGTGCATCGCTGAGTACCTACAACACGGTCCAAAACGTCTACAGATCCAAGCATTTCGTGGCGTCGGTAAAAGCTGGATTACAGCTGCGTTCGTGCTGTGGACCCTCTTCAAAGATGCTGACAAGAAGATTATGGTGGTATCTGCATCTAAGGATAGAGCAGACTCCTTTTCTATTTTCTGTCAACGCCTTATCCTAGAGGTAAACTGGCTTGCACACCTAAAACCTAAATCAGATGACCAAAGATGGTCCAGGGTCTCGTTCGACGTCGGACCAGCTAAACCTCACCAAGCTCCTTCAGTTAAGTCTGTCGGCATTACTGGTCAGCTTACTGGTAGCCGTGCT